ATGTTGTTATAATTTGACACAAATGACCATCTTGAGTATGAATAGTTGTAGTCTTACCACCGCTATTCGTAGCGTATAATTTAACCGCTAATCTATCCGTCAAAGTCAAACTTGTATCAGGAACTGCCATTGCAAATGTGTAAAGATTTAAGTTTACACCATCATATAAAATCTCATTACTACTTGTAGCAATTAAAGTAAAAGTAGTTCCATCGTACTTATAAAGTTCAGCGTATAATTGTGGAGTACCACCATTAGAACTCATTGAAGCATAAATCTCATAGTTCCAATTTCCTGCTGGAATGTTTAATTGTGCAGGGTCGTTAGCATCCGTTAAGAAAGCTACTATAAAACCATCTCCTGATTTTGCAAAATCAACCCCTGTTCCTACCACCGCAGTTTTACTCATTTCGTAATAAGTAGTACCACCAATAGTGCCTTGACTTGTTCCTCCGTTAAGATAATACGAAACCGATGAACCGCCACCACCACTTGAAGGGAAATCTGCTAAAGTACCATCTCCCCTGATATATTGTGAAGCAACACCTGCTCCTGTTACTGCTAGTGTACCTCCTGCTCCTGTTAATGGTGAGTTGGTAACTGTAAATGCACTTGGCATTGTTAATCCAACACTTGTCATTAAAGTAGGGAAGGTTGTTAAATTTCCTGCTCCGTTTACATACTGAAGATTTGTTCCGTTGAAATTAGCAGTTATCGTACCACTTGTACTGATGGGAGAATTGCCGATTGTTATTGCACCTGCGTTAGTAGATAAGCCAACACTCGTAACTGTTCCATTTTGTCCGTTTGATTTCTGCCAAGTTCCTGAACCATATAAAACCCAATCTCCAACCGCAAATGTTACAGGACCAGCACCAAAATTGACAGTTCCAGCAACATTACACAAGTACATATCCCCTGCATCTCCTGTGCCATTTACTAAAGTAGGAGTATTCGTTGCAGCATTCCAAGTACCTAAATAAGTAACCACCGATGAAGGTAATTGTGATACAGGAACTTTACCACCGCTATCCAAAGTAGCAACACCATTAGCAGCACCCAAAGGAACACTAGAAAGAACACCACTTGTTCCTGTTATTACACCCTCTAAATTCCTTACCTTACCTCCACCAGTTATTTGCAGTTGATTTGACATCTATATATATTTTAAACTTGTATTATTAATTGTTTTACCCCTTAACCTAGTTTTTAACAAATCGTATTTCATTCCTATTGCATTTGCAGCATCGTTTACTGACCTATATATAGTACCTGTATTTGTATCTATTACTGATTTAGCGTGTGTTCTTTCTCTTTTTTGTAAGCCATTATCCCAAGCGTGTTTAGCGTTTTCACTTTTTGTCATCCATTCTAAATTACACAAAAGATTATTGGTTTTTTTGCCGTCAATATGATTAACATCCGACTTGCTTAATGGATTTGGTAAGTATGTCATAGCAACTAATCTATGAGCCTTTTTTTGGAACTCCCTAGACTTGTAACTCATTCTATAAAAAACATACCCATCTCTATCATAAGATGGTTGAACATATTTCATTCTATTTAAACTAAATAATTTCCCATCAACACTTATTAAATAATTAGGATGTTCTTTAATTTGTTTCATAGTTATAATTTATTATGCGAAAATAGCCCTTATAAACTCATCTGATTCAAGTGGCCTTGCAGTTGCAAAGGTAATAACTCCTGTGGCACTATTAAAGCTAACATTTTCATCCGTTGGTACACCGCTTGTAGCTATCGTTCTAACCTCTACACCACCTCTTGTAACTGATATACAAGTAGATCCGATTGCAGCTACAAAGGTTACTGTTGTTTCACCACCTGCTGCCGTATAAGAATAACTATTCATTGATGATACTGTTACTGATGAACCTCCACTTATAACCTGAGTTCCTGTTATTGAATAAGCACCTGTTCCTTGTAATGCCAATGAATAAGTAGATGCACCCTCTACAGGAGCACTTAAGCTGATTGATGTGATGTTAGCAGTACCACTTACTATTGAGTAGCCATAGGTATCACTAGCGTCTGCATTGTCATTGTCTATTGAGAATCTAACATCTATTGAAGCTCTATCTAATTGCTTCTGCATTAAAGCAAGATAGGAGTAACCACTTAAGGCTATAAACCCATCACAATTAACTGTCCAAGATGTAATGTCATTTTTAAACTCCCTAAACCAAGCTGATGTTTGAGAGGTTACTTCTACTTGTTCGGTAGATGCCTCAAATGAGCAACTTGTAGAAGCTCCCATTGGAGTTCCTAATGGTATAGTTGTAGTTACTTGAGCTGCATTAGTAAATTGAGTATAAATGGTGATTTGGTTGGTAGTTGTACCTAGGTAAATAACCTTAACTAGAAGCCTATCTGTCGAGCCTATAGTTGTTTCAGTAACTGTCATCGCCGTAGTATATAAGGTCTTTGTTAGGGCTGTCAATGTCGTTGTTGCCGATGTAAACAATAAGGTAGCAACGCTGCCATTGTATTTGTATAGCTCGTATTTAATTTGAGCTCCTGCAAAGGCAGTAACAATAGAGTAATATGCACTAAAAGTCCAAGTTCCTGCTGGTATTGTAGTTACTCCAGGCTCTCCAGCATCTGTAATAAACGCAGCTATTGTACCTGCTCCTGTTTTAGTAAAATTTGATGAGGTTTCTACCTCTTGAGTTCTGCTCATTTGCTTACACACAATGCCATCAAAGACACCTCCACCAAAATCTCCATTAAAGAAATAGATAGCGTTGCTATCATATTCATATAAAACTATATTTGTTCCGTTTATTACACTTGCCATTTTATTCGTTTATTCTTTAATTATAAGGTACTCCGTTTATTGTAAATATTGTATCTATTGTACTTGTAATCTCTTCATTAGTAATATCTAATAATGTCGCTTGAGTTTCACAACCTACAATATCAATAGTCATATTACCAGTCATATATCTTTTATTTTGAATGTTTATCTGTGCTGCGTCAGTATCTAGTATCTTTAATAGCTTATTAGCAGCAAAAGTACCATTACTTGTTGTTATCCCAAATAGATTACAATCTACATTAATTAAGTTTCTTCTGTAGCTATTTATATACTCTTTCATTATTGTCTGACTTAACCCATCTGTAGGGGTTGTATAAGGGCCATAACGATACCATCCTGTTGCAGATACAAAGTTCCCTGATACTAATTGTTGGATTGTTCCGTAAGCCATATTTGCTTGTATTCTATTTACCCCATCATCATCATAAATTGGGTAACCTAATGGCAAATCGACTTCTAGTTGATATTGATTATTTGCATCTACTATTGATGTAGATGATATATCTGTTAATGGAGATTTAAAACTTAAACCAAATGATCCAATTTTAACATTAGTTGCACAATTAGTAACATCCTGTGTTAGCATATAAGTAATTGCCAATGTTCCGTTTATAGGTATTGGTGGAGTAGTTATTGATACTTCGTTTATTTCATCTTTATCAACTGCTACAACTTCATAATAATTATCAAATGGTGCAACTGCTGCACTTTGCCAATCTCCATTTACATTAATATAAAAAATAGGAGCACCGCCCCCAATGCCAGTTAATTGTATTTGTATTTGTCCTCTTACCTTATCAATGCTTTGCTCAAAAAATGTTTGAGTATATGTCAAAGTATCGTTTTCGGTTACATACCCAACAGGGTTTGTATGCACTTCAGTTAATCCTGTAACACCTGTTGATGTTCCTAATGTAATATTAAACCAATCACTTGCTTCATAAGGCTTACTAACAACAGATACGCTCCCACCTGTACCTTGATTAAATGTTTGCCATAAAGTAGGAAATCCACTTGTTAGGCTTTTCAAGTTAAAGTTAGAAATATAATTAGGAGAATAAGTAATATTATATTTATAAGTAAAATTATTATAACCCTTTTTAAATAACTTAAACTGACTATTATTAGTAAAGTAAAGTCCACTTGTGTTTCCTGTGTATGCTTGAATCTCACTTAAAGTATTAAATGTACCAGATGTCGATAGTGTTCCATCTGCGGTATATTCTGTATAATATGTAAACGCAAAATATGGAGCAGCAGCAAACTCATTAACCGCTACAATATTCCATTTTGCATTAGCTTGGTATAGCTTACAACCAAATGACTTTAATATTTTAGTTAAAACAACTAAACAATTTTCATATGATTCATCATCATTTTGAAAGTAAACAGGCCTTAAATAGCTTTGATTAAATGGTTCGTATTGTGTTCCATCTCCTCTATTAGACATACCTGATGCAAAATAAGAACAAGCAGTTAATAAGTTTAATCCTACTGGGAAGCCTATTTTAGCTAAAGAATTGTATAAAAAGTAAAGTACTGTTTGTGGGCTTAATTTAGTGTTGCCTGCAACATTTGTTTCAGTATATGTAAATGGAATATAATCCAACATTCCTAAACCATCAATAGCATTAAATGATAAACTCTTTCTTCCTGTGCTAAACGAATACTGAACATTATCGCTTAATGCCCATCCTTGCCAATATGCACTTCCATCTATCTTTAATTTAACTAAATATTTTCTATCGTTTAATGTTGTAAAGTTTGGTATGTTTTCTTGATTATCTGTAACATCTATTGTTATTCCTAATTGACTAGCATAAATAGGCTCATATATATCATCTGATTTAGGTATATATTGTAATTCAATACTCATTGCTTGATATTCAATTACAGAAGCAACTGCCTCATCAATATACATTTCAACAACCGCAATTTTATCATTTTTGGTTGCAGCGGTTATTTGATATTTTAAGTTATATGCCACCTCTTCTTAAGTTTAATGATGAATTAGATCGTTGTAAAGCTAAAACTAAATCATTACCTCTTAACACAAATTCTCCATTACCTGCTCCTCCAATCATTGATTTAAGTTTATCTAATGGTGCAATTACCTCTGGGTTGCTTTGTGCACCAGGATACTCACCCATCAACCCCATTGTAGGGCCACTAACTATACCACCATTTGCAAATTTAGGTGTGTTGTCTTTGACTAATTTATTTTTAATAACCATACCTGTTGCAATAGCTGCTAATCCTATTGGTATTGCTAATCCAGCAAAAGCCCCACCTGTTTCAAATAACTTTTTAATACCTAAAAATACTGTAGAAATTGAAACTAAATATGTACCAAGTTGAATTAATCCGTCACCTAGCATACTTAAAAACCCATCTAAGCTAAATGCTGAGCCTGAAAAAACATTCCCTATTTGCGTTCCTAATTCAACTAATGCTCCTGATGCTAAGCTATTTAATGTATTATTAATGTTTATTTCCATTTGTTCTAATGGATCAACAAGGCCTTCTAATGTTGCTTTTAATCTTTCAAGTTCTTTTTCATATTCTGCCGTACCATAACCAGCCTCTATTGCAGCAGCCTTATAAGCATTAATTTTATCTATTGAACCTTGTATTGCAGCAGCTTGTGCATTATAATTACCCTTAGTTGCTTTTAATGTAGATGATAATTGTGCTTCTACATTTTTAACATCTTCGTTAGCAAAGTCAGAGTTTATTTTAGCAATAGCACTAGCCAAGTCAAATCTAGTATCAAGTTGTATTTTAGCTATCTTATCTGCATTTTCTTGAGCTTCTTTAACTTCTTTATCATCATACTTCTTTCTTACTGCTGCTAATTCTGCTCTCCATGCTTCTTCTAAAACTATAGTTTCTTGGCCATATTTAGTAGCCAAATCAATTTGCTCTCTATACTTTGATGTTATTTGTCTTAATTCCTTATCTCTTTCATCATATAATTCTAAGGCTGCCTTTCTTTCGTTTTCAGCTATTGTTGCTAAAGCTTTTTCTCTATCTGATATTTCTTGTTTGTTAGATTCTGCTTTTGGAACTCTACCATATTTACCAGCCAATAATACTGCTTTTTTCATTGCAGCAGAATGTAACTCTATTGTCTTTGTGCCATTAGCCATTGATGTAGACTTGGCATCTTCAAGGCTTTTTATTTCATCTAAAACTACATAATAGTCATCATAAACATCATTTAAATCTCTTGACTCATTTGTTTGTTTACCTCTTATTTCAGATAATAAATTTTGTCTTTTAATGTTAGCCTCATCAATATCTGCCTGTATTAATCCTTGTTCTATTATATTATCTGCAATCTGACCTGCATATTTTTCCGCTACCGCTAATTGAATTAAACTTTCTATATAACCATCAAGACTTTTTTTAACTTTTTCGGTATTAATATTTGCAAGAGTTAGTTTTTCATTATGTCTACCATATATTTCATTTGCTCTTTCTAATGCCTCGTTTCTAGTATTTTCAGATTGTGTTACATCTCTTGCTATGGCTACATATGCTAATAATGTAATTCCTTGCTCTCTAGCACTCTGTGTTGATTTTATTATCTCGTCCCTAAGTTCTTTTGTTTTCTCTTTTAATTTATCTGCTGATGTTTTAGATTTAAAAAATCCATTATCCCATGCGGTAAAAAAAGCAATAAGTGCAGAACCAGCTAAATAAATAGGCCCTGTCATTCCTGCAAAGCCGCCCATAAGAGCAGGTAAGTTATTTTGAATACCTCTAAATCCATAAGGTAAATCCTGTATAACTAATGCAAGGTTTGTCCATTGCATATTTGATTTCTTAAGTTGATTACCTGCGGCAGCAGCAGCGTTACCTGCTTTTGTTTGTTGAGTAGATAGTTGCCCTAAACTAGCAGATAGTCCATCTACACTAGCTTTAGTAAACTTTAAATCTAAACTATTATCCTTTAAATATTGACTAAGTTTCTTTGCTGATGCAGGAACATTACCTAGATCAAAGTCAAAGACTATCTTAACCATTTGATTATCTGCCATTATATTATAGGTTTAACAATTTTATATTTATTTAACACTTCTTTTAGCTCTTCTTCTGTCATCACTCTCTGCTTCACAAAGTTACGAGTATCGCAGTCTAATTCAATAAGCTCTTGTGGCTTAACTTTTTTACCTTTTGGTAATTGGATATTGATTAGTAAAGTTGTCTGCCACCTAGTTCTAATCCATTGTTGCTCTTCCTCGTGTCTGTATCCATACCAAACAAAATCTAATTCAGCCATGGTCATCTCCCAAAACAAATGGGGAAGCACTTTGCACTCCCCCATTGTATATCTTTCTATGTCAATCCACTCTAATTTTTTTTTACTCCATCTTTTTTACTTGACTTTGTTGGCTTATCATCTATTCCGCTATTCATACTTTCTGCAAGTGCTGCCATTACTTCTTGGAACTTATTACCCCCCATTCCACCCATATCATCTATCCAATCACACACTTCCATCTCTGTAAAACTTGGAGTGATTCCTTGAGAATATAATGGATATTCAGCAGCCGATTTCATCAAGTTAACAATAGCATCAAGTGAATCTTTGCCACTTAAAGCATCTCCTATGTCAGAAGGCCCTATCTTTTGTAATTGACAGAATCTTTTAAGACTCCAAGTACAAAAACGCATCGGTATCTTCTTTCCATCGGAAAGAGTTAATTCAAATTGTCCTCTCATATGTTTGGTTTTTTTGGTTTGTTTTTACTATGCG